GAGAATAATTAAAACTTGCTCATTTGGAGTGAAGGTGCTAGATATGCACCTGAAAGTTTGGCTGTGCCTACTTAAAAATCACAATGTTCCGTGTGAGTGTGAAAAGACTATTGAAGTCTATGGAACTGTGATTAGTGGAGCTCCTGTCGTTGTTCCAGTTGGATGTCATCATGACATAGCGAATGGCCTTAGAATTCGTTTTCTCTTTGACAGACCTTGGTATGATGGTTTGTTGGATGCTGAGTTTTTGAAATTTTGCAAACTGTTTTTAAAGAATGTTCAGTGGTCACACTGGATTTCTTTTTCTACGGCAGACTGGTTTCATCATCTTCCTTATAGACGAAGGAAAGTTCTAGAAGAAGAAGACACTCAGGATCCTTTTGCTGCGAAGAGTTGGAGTTCTGATATATTTGTAAAAGGAGAAGCTTACATTGGAAAGGTCTGGAGTAATTTCAAACCCAGAATTATTCAGTGTAGAAAGTCACCATTACAAATGGCTATTGGAGCATTTTTCTATTCCCTCTACAAGATGTTGGTCCGTACTTTTTCCCATGGACCTAACATATTTTCAACCTCTAAGAATGCATTACAACTAGGTATTGATCTAGTTGCTATGTGTGGCGATGGAGACTTGTATGAAGGAGATGCTTCAAATTGGGACGGAACCGTCACAAATACCATGTTGAAAGTTGAAAAATATTTTCTTCGTGAGATAATACCAGAAAAACCTGTGTTCATCGATCAATTGTTGTCTAGATGGACTCAAGTAAGGGGGAAATCTCAAGGAGTTGCTTTCTCATGTGATTGGGGACGAAGAAGTGGCGACATGTGGACTTCTGCATTTAATACCTTATTAAACATCTTAATCACTAATTTCATTTGGGGTTCCTCTTATGTGAAAGGTGTTTTTAATGGGGATGACAATTATTTTGTTGTCCAGAAAGGTGCAGATACTCAGGTAGCACTTAAACGCTATGCTTCATTAGGTTTGAAAATGGAGCTGGTGAAACGTGATGGGTGGAGAAGCTTGGAGTTTTGTTCGGGACGATTCTACTTGACCTCTAGAGGAGTAAAGTGGGGATTGAAACCTTTTAGACAACTTTGCAAGTTTGGAATCAATTTCAGAAGACATTCGAAGAAGAAATTTCGAGGTCTTTTGTTAGGAAATGCCATGTCTATGTTGCCAATTGGTGGTCACATACCAATCTTTGGTTTGTTTTTGCGTTCTATCGTGAGAACTGCTAGAGATGTCGAGATCATCCGTTGTGAAAGAGAAGAATGGCAGATTACTGACACTGTAATTGATGACATACATCCAGAAGAAGAAGAAAGATTCAGGGTGTTGTATGGCCTGAGTTCTGATGAGTACAATAAGTTGCGATTGTGGGCTCTTAATGTACATATTGACGATTTTCCAATGGTTCTTGATGATCCGCTTTTTATTAAGTGTGCTATCGTCGATGGAGCTGCTCCAAACATGGTGACCACTCACAAGTTAGGAGAACAATGGATTCAAGTCGAAGAACGAGCAGTTGACCGTACTTGGGTTGAGTTGGGATGGCAGATAGTAGAAGATTTATGCCACCATTATCTCCCCTTATCTTGGATTTTCTTTGGTTTGCTAGAGATGAGTTTGGGCTCATTCTATGCATTACCAACACACTACTTTCTTAGGAAATGTAGTAAACAAATGGGTTTCTTTGGAGCTGTTTTGATCCATTACTTGTTTAACAAGTTTGTAGGGACAGCCAATCTGCTCTTTCTCTTGCAAAGAAAGAGAACAGATACCTATGACGGCAAATTCAACCGGGTACTCGGATGGATTAGACCAGCAGGTTCTGTGAGAATGCCAGGAGTATTCACTCCTGTATCTGATTTTCTGGGCATTTCAAATAATAGGGTAACAGATAGTACCGCCCTTTTTCCAACTATGGACAGTGTTGGAGGAAGGTTAAATCACATGTCTGCTAAGAGATCTACTAAGCGAAGTAACAACACTAGACGAGTAACTACTGTTGTCGTATCAAAGCAAAAGACTCAAAAACGTGCTAGAAGAGGAAGAAAGAGAGTCTCTACTATGCATCCATATCTACTCTCTAAGGTGAATCCTTTTATGACTTATGTTGATGGAATCAAAGCTCCTGATAGTTTTGGTTATCCAACAGGTACTGGAATATTGCGGTATGCTCGAACCTTAACAGTTAATTCTGGAGGTTATATAGCATCCGCTTTTACTCCCTATGCTCAATTAGTTGAGTACCAACCTTTGTCAGCCACTGGAGTAACAGTCACCTGGGCTGGAGGAGCCCAATCTCCCTTTCCAAATAACACTGCATTGCAGAACGTATGTTCTATGTATCGTGTTGTTAGTTGGGGAGTCCGTGTCACAGCTGACTCATCATTGACCAATTCACAAGGTCATGTTTGGGTAGCTCAAGTGCCTTTTAATGTTTCTGGAAATTATCCTTATGATTATTATCCAAACAATGAACAATCAATGACTATTACTGCTCTGTCTGAGAAATATTCTATCACAGAATTAGCAGAGTGTCCTTTGATCGTTCCTGGAAAGGCTTTTGATGATGCCATTTACCGTTTCAGAGACCCAGCAGCTACGTTGTTATCCTCGACTGCTGTGGAATCTGATACTGGTTGGACGTCTGTTATTGTTTATGTCGCAGGTGCTATAGCAAGTACTACTGCCATCAACATTGAAGTTGTATCTCATGTTGAATTTTTACATAATAGTACATCCTTGTATGGATTCATTGACACTAGTCCTTCGCCTTACATTCCTACTGTCATGGAACAGGCTTCTAGAATTGAAGCAACAGCGTCAGTTGGAATAATGGAATCAGCCGTCGGCACCGTCGAGGCCGCTGCCAATTATGGTGGACGATTGATTTCAGCAGCTTCTCAGATGATGCCTATGTTGGCGGGTGCTGCTCGTGTTGCCAACAGTTTCGCCAGACTCCGAGGATCCGGAAAGTCTGGACCGTCATTTCCTGCATTGGGATGGAATTATGACGAAGAAAAGTACTAAACCAATCAATACTTGGTAGAGTCCAAGTGGGTCAGCTGAAGAGAATTGGGTGCTGATATTGGGTTTTCATTGGGTCTCTTCTCCCCGCAGGTGCCAAAGCCATGCGTGTTTCCCGTACACATTAGAATAGGTGACATACTGTTATTAAGTTAATAGCGATACTATATGGTGTGGTCTGGGTCTGGTCTTTGTTCGTTTGTTAGTAAACGAGACTTTGTTCTTCTTCCCACGGGGAGAGCATCGGACGGTAGTGGGGCAGCTGGGGAACGACCCTGG